CGGCAGTAGCAGCAAGACTCGGAATGCGAGCGGCCTGACGAGCAGCCCCGGCAACTCCGAGGGTCATCAGGTTCATGGGCGAAAGGAGGTCGGCGGCAAGTTGTCCGGCAACCTCTCCTGCTGGTCTGGTTACAGATTCTGGAACGGCGCGAAGACCGGGGGTAACAATTCTCGCAATGTCGGCCGCCTTGGAACCAATAGAAGCGGCGCGTTCACGAGCTTCTGGAGATGCAGACAGGAGGGCCATGATGCCTTCCTTCTCGATGCGAGATGCGCCTTCGAGCATTCCCGGCTGCGGCTCTTTTCCTGCGATCTGCTGGATGGTTCTGCCTACCGTTGCGATATCCTGAGGCATGGGGGCACCTGCCCGGAACGGAGCGGCAACACGCATGAACGCCGGGGCCACAGCCTTGGCCTGCTCCAGTAGGCTGGGAGGAGCTTGGAGAACTGGAGCATTCGGATACTTCTGTCGGCCAGCAAAAGCGAAGGCCCGCTCGACATCTTCCTTTGTCGGGGGCCTGTCGCCTTCTAGCTCTAGAGTTACTCCGGTGGCGTCCTGAGTGACTTCGTAGATAGGCATATTATTTCATCCTGACTTTGAACCCAGGAATGTCAGTTGTTTTCTCTTCCTCGGGGTTCTTCGTAGTCCCAGCGGGAGGAGGAGGGCCTCCAAATCCTTGGCCTTGATTGGCAAACAGTTGCTGCAAGATCTTCTGCTGCTCAGCAATAGGCACAGGCTTTTTGAATCGCACAGTGGGTTGCATCTGACCGGTAAGAGAGTCCGTTGAGTATGTAACCTCGTAAGGAGGCTCTTCGGAAGGCGTTTGCTCAAGGAATCGCTTGAGCTGCGGAATGGTCTTTGAAAGCTCAGAGATTTGATCAGGAGTTCCAGCAACGGTTCCGTAACCAGGAACATTGACCTGAGTGTACCCGGGTTTTGTTTTCGCAACGTCCTTTTCCTGCTCTTCCTTGCCTTTCTCGAAAGAATACATTTCGGTCAGCGTTTCGATATCGGGCTGTCCGAGATTGTAAGTCCTTCCACCAACTCCAGATCGAGAGCGGAGGTATCCCTCCATTTCGGGACGTTTTGCTTGGAGTTGAGCCACATCACGTTGGCCCATCTGCTTGTACTGTTCCCCTAGTCTTGCGAGATCCTCCTTCATCATTTCAGCGCGGGTCGCCTTCATGCGCTCCATCATCCGCTCCTCCTGCAACGCGGCGAGATCTTCCTCCATCAAAGATCTCTTAGCTAACTCACGATTTCGGATCTGCTCGTTGGTGCCAGTGAACTCACCTGCCAATCCTCCGGTAAGAATCGACAGTCCACGCATCAACGGATTAACACGCTGTTCGGCCTGTTTCCTGAGTTTTTCTCTGATTTCGTCTGGAGTAGCCATAAGATGTTGGATTAACCCTGCAAATACCTCATTGCCGACCGGCCCCTAAACGCCCTCATGGCAGCATTCATGATGGCATCGGGATCGTAGTTGATGTACCTGTACTGGCTCTGCTGTTGAGCGTTGGCCAACAGGTCGGCGTAGATTTTCTCGAACGGATCGGCCTGTCGATCAGGAATCGGAATCTGGCGCAGGGGTTTGGTTGGGATGACCTGTTGATTCGCTCCGAATGGAGTACCACCTGTGATTGGCAGTGGTTCAGGGCGGGCAACTGGGCGACCGGTGCCGGTTCCTGTTCCTGTTCCTGTTCCTGTTCCGGTCCCACCACCGGTAGGAGGTTTTGTAGTGGTACCAGTGCCGGTTCCGGTTCCGCCACCAGTGGGAGGTTTGGCAGTTTCACCGGCTCCTTCATCGGCAGGTTTTTCCGAGCATTTACCTCCTACACAATCAAACTGGCCTGTTTTAAAATTCCATTTGTAGCCATTTTGATCAGTCTCAAATTCTTCGCCAGTCCTTGGATCAACGTATGGATTTGTGGTGGCAGTCGGATCAACGACCGAATACGGAGGTGTTTTTTTGTCTTCTTTCTTCTCGGCTTCTTTTACCCAGTCCGGGGTTATGTCGATTGGACCTGTAGAAGTGCCTCCTGCTCCACCTACGGTTTGAGGGAGATCCAAGGCTCCTTCGCTACCAAGATCAAAGCCTGCACCAGTACGCGCGGGCTCAATCGCTCCAACTGAAGTCGGAACAGTCTGAGAAGGATAACGCGAAGTAATGATGCCCTCATTCCAATTTTTGGGTATCGTTATGTTTGGTAAAACACCCTTTTCAAGTTCAGACTCAGAAATAGTCCTGCCACTTGGGACGACGATCGTGTCCCTTAATGGGTTGTTCCTGTTGGCTAGGATAATGTCTCCATTATCCATGAACCCAATGGGAACGCTGTAGTCAGCAATTTCATTGGAAGGTTTTCCAACGGTTTGACCACCGCTAACAACGCCCTCAGGAACCGAAGGCTTTTGGCCCGCAAAGTCAGCGGGGTTTACATCGACCACTCCAATGTTCCCGCCAAGATCACCGGGTGGAACAAGACTTTTAACCCCATAAAATTCTTCAGTCCTAGGATCCAGCCTGGTTCCTATTCCTGTATTTACAAACGCATTCTGCTCATCACCGATACCGATGTTGATCCGTTCAACAGGCTGGTCTCGGATGTTGAAATCGATTCCGCTTCCAGCCCCTAAACCCGTGGGGGCTGGTTGAAACTCAAAGTTCCCAGTCCTCCAGTTGTACGGAGCTTCTTGGCCATAAGCATCGTAACCGTAGAAAACGTCACCAATCCTAACCCCTGGCATATCTGGGACCAGATCACCCATCTTGTATCCGGGATACCCTGGAAACTCATCTACAGCGTTGGACTGATTGAGGTCTTGAATCAGGTTATCGATTGCGTCAGCCATATGTCAGTTTTTAGGGATGATGCTCTTGATGCGACCAAGCATCCAGTTGGCCACCAACTTCTTTGCCTTCGGCTTGTCCTTGATCCAAGCAGCGAACTTCTCCGAGTTGTTATCGTAGAGGCTCTTGAACCAAGAGGGTCCAACGAGTTCCTTCCAGAAGAAGAACGCCTCCCACTGATCAGGGATACACTCGCGGGCGACATGGCAACCCATTCCGGCTCGCATGATGTTGCCGTATCCACCAGCCAAGTTTCCGATACCGCTCGCGTATCCTTGGAACTGGTTCATAAAGGAACCAGCTTGATCAGCGGCATACTGGTTCTGAGCGTTGGTAAGCGCGAATCCAGTTCCCATCCTCATCAAGTCTCCAGGGCTGGACATCTGCATCCCCTGAATGTACTGCGGAGTGGCAAACGGAGAGGCACCCTGCTGGAGCGCACCTAGATTGGCTGCTTGGCCAACAATCGGAGCAAGCCCAAGAGCAGACTGAACATTGGCGATGTTCTGCTGACGAGAGGCTTGGCCCTGCTGCTGAGAAGTAAGCTGACTGGCAAAGCTCTGCTGAGCGGCGGTGTTCCGCTGACCGGTGGCAGCTAGGATGTTCTGGAACGCTTCCTGAGCATTCCTGTTGGCGGTATCGCTGGTAGTTTGACCGGACTGAAGCAGGCCAAGAGCAGCGTTCCAGCGTTGAGAGTTGGCGTTCCCGATAGCGTCCTGCAAGGCGAGCGATTCCCGAATGGCAGACAGGTTTCCAAGAACATTTCCGATGGCGGTTCCGCGAGCGCGAGCAGCCTGCTGAACCCGACGCTCCATGCTCGGATCCAAGGTGCCAACCTGCGAAAGCCCCTGCTGAACCTGACGCTCAAGTTCGCTGCGGATCAGGCGAGCGGCACCGGTATCTTGAGGTGCGGCGGGAACACCAACCTGTTCGTATGTGGGAGACTCGATCCGGGCTTCAGGGGTTCTAACACTTGCGCCAACATCACGGAGATAGTTCTCATAAAGCCCAAACTTAGTCGGATCAAGAGCCTCCAGTTCCTGACGACGTTGCTGGGCGAACTGAGTTCCAAAATCCCTGGCCAGCTCAAGCTGCTTCTGAGTTAGCGTTGGAGCAAGATTGGCGAGCGCAAGGGCAGTTTCCCTCGTCAGATCGATGTCACCAATGCCTTCAAAGTTGTAGGTTCTCTTGTCACCCTCTGGACCGTAGGTGATTTCCTTTCCAGCTCTAGCAGCGGCCTCGATGGCCCGAATGAAAGGGAACTCCCTTGCTTGAGCCTCCACAGCCTCCTTGTTCGCCGCCGCCAAGTCAGGGGCATTGTAACTTGGCGCACACATCTGCGGCTCTCCCCACGGAATTGAAGGGTAATCCTTATGCCAATCATGCTTGGCAAACAGCATTACACTGTGAGCCAGAACACTAGCTATGTTTATTTCAATGTTCATACGCCTCCTTCAAAAATCTCAGTCTCCCAAATAGGATTGAACCCAAACTTCTTCATGTATGAATTGTATGGGCTGTGTTTATTACAAGCTACGAAATATCTAGGGAAACCCTTTGTTTCCATTATTGAATCATACACCCTCTTTAGATGCATGCTGTCTCTTGCAGAGATTTTGTCTGTGTGGTTCCAGAGCAAAAGAACAGGTACTCTTCCGAATGAAGACGCCCCAATGATTTCTCCGTTTCTTTCGACAACGTGACTTGGGTGAATGATTGAGTCGTTATTCTGACGTGCAGCCTGCAAGACCTTGGCTTCTTGCTCAAGCGTTTGGATCAGTTTTACGGTCGGAAAAGAGTTCATTGCTGCGGCCTGACGGAATCAACGAAACCCGACAGGATCGTGGACTGCAAGCACATCCTGCCGCCCGAGTTGGTGTTCACCTTGAACTGGATGGTGTTCCAGCGGCCCTTGCTGATCAGGTTGTAGGCTTTGAGGAACTTCTGCGAAGCCGTGATGCTCAGGGCTGGATCGATGGTCGAAAAGGTCCCGCTCATGTCCTTGGCGTAGGAGACGCTCACCGGAATGTTCTGCGTGGTGTACGGATTGTCGAACGCGAGCTGGACGCTGTACCCGATCTTGTCGGGGATCGGCTCGTTGAGGTTGTACGCCTTGGTGATGACGCTCGACTCGTAAGTGGCACCGCCGTCGAGGTATGCGGATGCAGCGACGGGTGAGAGCCGGGTGTTTGGCAGGTAATCGTTGAAGGACCAGACCTGGCCGGATGCTGCTGACACGGAGATGATGTCGCCTGCGAACATGAGTACTGGACCGAACTCCGAGAATGAAGTTGGGATGAAGTCGTTGACGATCCAGTTGTCCCAGTAACCGAGCCAAGAGCGGGCCAGCGAGTGGTAGACGATGACGGCGTTGTTCTCGTTGAGTGCGCCTTCGAGAGATACTTGGACGGAGTTCTCGGTGAGCAGTGCGCTCTCGTTTTCGGTTCCCAGAATGTACGGGTCTTCTTGGACGAACGGAACGGCCAGCAGGTAGCGGTTGTTCCAGAATGTTCCGTCGCAGAGATCGAGCTTGGTCTTGTTGATACGGCTGATCAGGTCGTTGATGGGCGACGAGAGGGCGAGGCCGACGCTGGTCTGTGTGCCGGCTTGGATTTGCTGGAGCGAACGGATGCCGTCACGAGACAGGAAGAAGACATCTGGTCCGACGGCGGCGATGGATCGGTGCGACGAGCATCCGATGTTGCCGCTGACGAGTGTGACCTGCCAATCGGCTGGGTCTTGGTTTGGGTCTGCGTCCACGGTCCAGATTGACCGTTCCTTGAACACGAGGAGTCGGAACCCGAACCAAGAGTAGAGGCCCTTGATGGGGTCGCCATCGCCTCCGATGCGGATGGATCCGAGTGGATCCCATGATTCACCGTCGAGGATGTCCGAGAAGTAGAGGGTGTCTGGCGGCGTGGTCGTATCTGCGCTTGCGGCCCAAAGCCTGTTGGAATGGCTGATGAGGTAGATGGGCTTTGACGGTGGCGTGAGCGAGACGTAGGCGACTGCGTGGGCACCGCCGCCTCCGCTGATGTTCACCGAAGGAGCCGTGGTGTACCCACTGCCCGGATTGATGATGTTGATGGCAACCAGGTTGCCGTCGTTTGCGACGATAGCCTCGGCGGTTGCGGTGGTTCCGCTTGGAGGCGGAGCAATGGTGACCGTGGGAACATTTGAAAGGTTGCTCCCTTGGTTGATGACATCGATGCGGCTGACTTTGCCTGCTGTGATCGATGAATTGACGTTGCTGGAACTGATGTATTTCAGCGACCCAACTCCGTCCGAATAGAAGAGCTTGTCGTTGAGTTGGGCGAAATAGACGTAATTACTGGACGAGCTGACGGTCGATCCTGCGATCTGAGAGTAGACTGTCGTTGGGGATCCCCAGTACAGGCTCTTGGTGGAGGTGTCGTTGACCGCGATGACGAGACGTTCGGATGCTGCGGTGTCGAAGTAGAACCCGGAGAAAACCGTGGCGTTGACGGGAAGGTTTGATCCGTAGGAAGACGAGATCGTTTCCCAGTTTTCGACAATGTTTTCCCAGTTTCCGACGATGGGATTTCCGGCAAGCGAGACTGTTCCCAAGCGTGTGACGATGTTTCCGAAATCGTCGTAGTCCATGTTGATGGCCGACTCCATGCTTGTGGCAGGGATGGCATCTGGACGGGTGGCCGAGATGACGCCGGTGCTGAACCCGCTGGTCCCGTCGAGGATCAGTTGGTCATCAAGAGCCTCTGATGCTTGGAATGGCATTACAGGATGTCTTGGAAGGTGTAGTCGTAGAGGCTGTCAGGGATGATGCGGCTGATCTGCTGCTGTTGGCCGCGCTCCATGTCCTTCATGATGGAGACCTGGGCAGCACCCTCTTGGAACTTGGCCTGCGCCTTCGCGTACTGGCGTGAGTATTCGAGGAGATCGCCTTCGGTGTAGGCCATCAATGCGTTCTCTACTCCGCGCAGCTCGAAGTCGCTGTCGTTGGAGATGGCCGTGGATTCTCCGAACTGGCGCATCTGGGACTGCTTCTTGCCAAGAACGAAGAGTGTCCCATCGGTGTTTGGGGTTGGGACGAGTTTGATGCGCGGGACGCCGGCTTCTCCGTAGGAAGCCCCGATGATCCGCACCCAGTTGACGAAGTTGTTGGGGGTGGACTTGCGGGAGTCCACGTTGTTCCAAGTATTTGGATCGAGCTGGAAGAACGAGACCCATTCTGCGGCAGGGATCTCAATGCCATCGGTTTCGCCGGTGACCGTGAACCGTGCGGCGACCGGGAAGTCGAGGAACATGTTGTACCCGGACCCGGAGGCGTAGGTGGCGGTGACGGTCTGATCGAGGGTGACGAGTTCTGTGCCGTTGGTGACCGGCGTGGAGATGACTCCGAGGGTATCGTTCCAGAGGCACGAGTCCCAGATCATCGAGTAGCGACGGATGCAGAACTTGTTGGCCAGCGTGATGGTGGCCGAGTCTGTGAAGGACAGCTTGTCGCAAGCCGCTTGGGCTACTTCGGATGGTTTCATGCGAACTCGATCAATTCAAAGTGGACCTTGGCTTGGTACGTCGTGCCTATCTGTCCAAAGTAGTATCCGCTTGGATTCTCGGCCACAACGACGGTCTGTGTTTGACCTGTGAGCCAGATCTTGAAGCTGTGAGTTGATTGGCTTGATGTGAACACGGATTCAACCAAGACATTCACAGGAGAAACGGCCGTGCTGTAGACGCCACCGACGGCGATGACGTTTGCCGGAGCCGAATACGGGTTTTCCACGATTCCGGCGTAGACGTATCCACTGATTCCCATTCTGACCGGAATTGAAACCCTGATGATCGCCTTGTTCCCGATGTTCTTTGGGGTCCAAGTGTAAATCCAATCCGACCCTGATTCTTGTATTGCGGTTCCGACTCCTGTGGTCAGCGAAAGCGTTTGGCCTGCGGTTGTTGCGGTCTGGATGTCGTATGCGTACGCGAATCGGACCGGTGAAACAGCGGAGATTGTCGCAGTCTTGACCGCATTTGAAGCTGCCGAATCCCTGATGATTACGGTGTCGGCATTTACCGGAGTCGCTTTCGACGGCAGGTTGTTGATGGCGACTGTTCCTGCGGTGACCGTCAGCGAATCGCCCGATGCGTTTCCGATGGTGGTGTTACCATTTACTGCGAGATCACCGGAGAGGGTTGTGTTGCCGGCGACATCGAGAGTGCCTGCGACGGCGGTGTTGCCGCTGGCTGCTGCGACGGTGAACTTGGCGGCTCCGACCTCGAAGTTGCCGGTCACTCCGAGGGTGGTTCCGACCGTGGCAGCACCGCTTGTTGAGAGGCTTGAGAGCGAGGTGGCACCGGTGACTCCAAGGGTTCCGAGGACGGAAGCATTTCCGCTCGTGGCATCGACGGTGAACTTGTTGGTGTTGACCGAGAAGTTGCCGGTGCAGGACAGGGTTCCTGGCACCGATAGACCGGCTGACAGAGTGGTGGTCCCTGTGACAACCAGGTTGCCTCCGACGGTGATGTTTCCGCTGGTTGAGAGGGACGAGAGGCTGGCGGCTCCGGTGACTGCGAGGGTGCCGGTGCTTGCCACTCCTGCGGAGGAGATCTGGAGCGCGGAATCGTTGCCGTTGCCATCGCTGATGGTGCGGAGCGATGCGGTCAGCGCGGCGTTGTCCGTCGTTTTGA